CAATTCAACTGACAAGGAATTGATTTTTGCCTGTGGCTCTGTAATCCTGTTCAGATACTGCGCCAGCGAAAAAGACCTGCCGAATTACCAGGGTACAGAGGTTGATGTCCTGTTCATCGACGAGGCAACGCATTTCTCCGAGGATGTTTTCAAGATACTCCGGGTCTGCGTTCGCGGTGTGAACAATTTCCCCAAACGGATATATCTGACGTGCAATCCGGGCGGTCCAGGTCATAGTTGGGTAAAGCGGCTGTTCATCGACCGCGATTTCAGGGAGGAAGAGGACCCGGCTGAATACACGTTTATACAATCCAAAGTAGACGACAACCACGCGCTCAAATTATATCAGCCTGACTACGTAAAACAGTTGGATGCGCTGCCGCCGCGATTAAAAAAAGCGTGGCGTGACGGTGATTGGAATATATTCGAGGGCCAGTTCTTCGAGGAATTTACAAACGATCCGGCGCATTACAAAGACCGGCGCTGGACGCATGTCATCGAACCGTTCGACCCGCCTGCAACCTGGAAACGTCTGCGCAGCTATGACCACGGCTATGCAAAGCCATTCAGTGTCGGATGGTGGGCGCTGTCGCCTGACGGCGTGCTGTACAGGATATTGGAGCTATACGGTTGTCGGAAAGGGGAGGCGGACGTGGGCGTGCGCTGGATACCGGATGAAATATTTGAAAAGGTGCAACGCATAGAGCAGGAACATCCGTATCTTAAAGGATATCGTATCGACGCGATTAATTCCGTGGCTGACACGTCGATTTGGGAAGGATCGGACCGGGGCGTGTCCATTGCGGACACCGCCGCCAAGTACGGTATCTATTTCAGCAAGGCTGAAAAGGCCAGAATACCAGGGTGGATGCAGGTGCATTATCGGCTGGCGTTTGATCACAACGGATATCCGATGATGTACATATTCAACACGTGCGCAGACACGATACGAACGCTGCCGACGCTCCAGTACAGCGAAACAATACCGGAAGATTTAGACACTCGGGGAGAAGATCATATCGCTGATGATATACGATATATGTGCATGATGAACCCGCTGCCGCCCAGGATCAGCGTACCGGCGCCGCAGATTCCAGAGGACGATCCGCTCAACCTGTGGGCAGACAGAAAAAAGATGCGGCGTTATGATTTTTACAGGATATAGGAGGATGAAATGGCCATACTAGATATATTCCGGCGCAAGAAGAGAGACGGAGATGGCATGTCGGCAGATGCAATGGCCGATGTGCAGCGAATGGCTGAGATGCTGGCGCAGGCTCCGCCGCAGGCAGATATTTATGACATGGGCCAGGTAGAAGGACGCGAGCCCGTTATCACAAATGCGGACGTTAAGCGACTCGAGGATGTGCTGAAGAAATACAGGAGAGGAAAGGCAAACCTGGAACAGCGGATAATCGAAAACGAACAGTGGTACAAAATGAAACACTGGGAGTATATCAAACAGAGAACGTCTCACAGAGACGGCGATCCAGAGCCGACTTCAGCTTATCTCTTCAATATGCTCGCGAATAAACACGCTGATTACATGGACAACTATCCAGAAATCGTTGCGCTGCCCAGGGAACCTGATGACCAGGCGGACGCTGAACTGTTGACCGAGGTTTTGCCCGTAATCTTTGAGCAGAACAAATTCCGCAAAACATATTCGGATGTATGCTGGTATAAGCTCAAGTTTGGCACGGGAGTGTATGGAATATTCTTTAACACACGCAAGCTCAACGGGCTTGGCGATATAGATATCCGCAAAGGCGACCTGCTGACGCTGTATTGGGAGCCAGGCGTGACAGATATCCAGGAGAGCCGATATTTATTCCACGTTGACATCGTGGACAGGGACATCATCATGCAGCAGTACCCGCAGCTCAAAAATAAGCTCTCCGGTCAGGGCGCTGCTGCTCTGGACGTGGCGAAGTTCATCTACACCGATCACGTGGACACGTCCGACAAAACGGCGGTCGTGGATTGCTATTACAAAGTATGGCGCGGAAATCGCGAAGTGCTGCATTATATCAAATTCTGCAGCGGTGAATTGCTGTATGCTTCCGAAAATGACCCGGCCTGCGACGAAACAGGATTCTATTCGCACGGCATGTACCCGTATGTATTCGACGTGCTGTTCCCGGAAGAAGGTTCCGCAGCAGGCTTTGGGTACATTGACGTGGCCAAGAATCCTCAGCTATACATTGACAAGCTGGATCAGTACATTCTCAAAGCAGCGGCCAGGGCTGCAAATCAGAAATTCTTTAGGCGCGGGGATGGCTCTGTCAATGAGGATGAGTACAACGATCCGACAAAGACGTTTGTCACGTTTAATGGCTCCGGCGACCCGCGCGAGAGCATATTCCCGATACAGCAGCCGCCTGTTGATCAATCGTCCGTAGTCGTCCGGCAGGCGAAAATAGACGAACTGAAAGAAACGTCCGGCAACCGTGATTTTAACCAGGGCTACACGACGAAGGGCGTCACGTCCGGCATCGCGCTGGCCACGCTCCAGGAGGCCGGCAATAAGCTGTCCAGGGATATGATCTCAGCGACCTTTGACGCTTTTGAGCAGCTAAACAACCTGGCGATTAAGGTGATCGCGCAGTTCTGGACAGAGGACAGGATGTTCCGAATCATCGGCACGGACGGCACGATCAAATTTGTTACTCTAAACGGCAAGCGATTGAGGATGAAACCGCAGCCGGGCATCGTCGGGCTCGATATGGGATACCGTGAGCCTATATTCGATATCAAAGTACGGGCGCAGAAATCCAGCCCGTTCTCGGCGGCGGTTGAGAATGAGCGCGCGATGATGCTTTACAGCGCCGGATTCTTCCGGCCTGATATGGCAGACCAGGCACTGGCGGCGCTTGAGATGATGACGTTTGAAGGCGTGGAACAAGTTCGCCAACGGATAGCGCAGAACGGGCTGATGTACCAGCGTCTCCAGAACATTGCACAGGTGACGCTTGCGATGGCCCAGGAGCTTGATGCTATAAAAGGCACACGGTATTTACCACAGGTTATGCAGTTACTAGCGCAGGTCCAGGGCGGGCCAATAGGCGGCCAGGTAAACATGGAGCTGCCTGAAGAAAGCGCAGTACCGGGAGAAGTGAGGGCAAGAGCGGCAGCGGCTGCAAGGCCGCAGATAGGCTTCATCCGGGGAGGCGTAGCATGACAAATGTTAAGATCAGACAGCACGACGATATTTTAAGGGTACACGTGGAGGGTCACACAAGCGATCCAAAAGTGTGCGCGGCGTGTTCAATTCTCGACCAGACGCTGCTTCAGTGTCTGCGCGACCTGGCCAACGGCGGGGCAATCGAACTGTACCAGGATGAGGTCAACGAGGAATCCGGCAGTATGTACATCAAGGCTAAGACCACGCCGGGCAGTAAGCAGGCCGTGGGGCTGATGCTGGGCGTTATAGCAACGGGTTTTATGCTGCTGGAGGAGCATTACCCGGACGACGTGAAACTGAATTTTAGGCAGGTTATGCCTGATAACAAAAAATCAAAAAGAGGTGGAACGATTGAGAAAAAAGGCAATGATATCCCAGCCTATGGCCGGATTAAGCGAAGATGAGATTGTCAGGGCGCGGGATTTAGATATTTTGTCATTTAGAAAAGCGGGGAGAGAAAACACCCGCCTTTTTTTATGCTGAGAATACGCGAGGGATAGACCTCTGGATGACCGCCGGGAAAGACCGGCTGACGCTGGGAAAGACCAAGATTAATGACACTTCGGAAAGACGATGGAGGAGGACCATGAAAACTGAATACCAGACTGTTGTCTTAAATCTCAGATTGCACGACGGCGAGCAGCCATCAGCACCGACACCGGCTCCAGCACCTGCAGCATCTGCGGCATCGGCGCCAGCACAAGCACCGGCAGCTCCGGCGGCGTCTGAACCGGCGAAGCAGCCGCTGATACATCCGCGCCGCAAGGCGTTGATAGATGCGGGCAAGATACCGCCTCCGCCTGGATACACTCCGCAGGGCAAAAACAAGCCCGCGCAGAGCAATAATCAGGCTGACGGAACGACCACGCTGCCGCCGCACGACGGCAAACAGGCCCAGCCGGAGCCGACGCAGGACGTAAACGCGGACAGGAGAGCCAAGTATCAGGAACTGATCAGCGGCGAATACAAGGATTTGTTCAGCGAACACGTCCAGAAGATCATCAATGACCGGTTCAAAAACTATAAGACACTGGAGGAACAGGTCGGCAAGTACAAGGCTATCGTGGAGCGCGTGGCGACGAAGTACGGTGCTGATCCGAATGATCCTGACAGCGTGCTCAAGTCTGTGGACGAGGACGACAGTTACTACGAAGAAGAGGCGATGCGTCGAGGGCTGACGGTAGCGCAGCTAAAAGAAGTCCTCGAGCTGGAACGCAAGAACGCAGAGCTCTTACGCCAGGCGCAGACGTTAAGGGCAAAACAGGAGGAAGAGGCGCGAAACGCCAGGTGGTTCAAGCAGGCTGAAGAGTTTAAGAAGAAGGTGCCTGGATTTGACCTCATAAAAGAGCTTGAGAATCCAGTCACAGGGCCGACGTTCTTAAAACTCATCAGCGATCCTACTATCAGCGTTGAGCACGCATATCGCGTGGTGCATTTTGACGAGATCATGAGCGGCGCGATGGCGTACACAGCGCAGCAAGTACAGCAGGCCACGGTAAACGATATCAAGGCCCGCGGTATGCGGCCGATCGAGAACGGCGTTTCCAGCCATGCGCCGGCGCAAATTGCGCCAAAGAGCGCAAAAGAGCTTACAAGGGAAGATCACAAACGAATCAACAGACTAGTGGCCAGAGGAGAGACTATAGATTTTAGTTTTTGATCCTCTGTGCCAAGCAGAGGAGGAATTGAAATGTTAGACTACGCAAAAATGCTGATCCCGGCTTATGATCCGGTTGTGCTGAATCTGAGCCTACACGATGTGGACACGAACACCACGGCCGATCTACCCGCCGAGATCAAAACCTACTATCAGGACGAACTGATCTACGCGGCCGAACCGAAACTGTACTACCAGCAGTTTGGCCTGAAGGCCAACATACCGGCAGGCAGGGGTAAAACTGCAGAGTGGCGCAAGCCGACGCCTTACGCAAAGGCGCTGACGGCGCTTGCTGAAGGTGTAACACCTGTCGGTCACAACATCGACGTGCAGACGGTTACCGTGGAGGTTGACCAGTACGGCGACTTCGGCAAAATCTCGGACATGCTCAAGGTCACGGCCCTGGACAACATCAGCATCATGGAAACCAGGCTCCAGGGCAGCCAGGCTGGCCGGACGCTGGACACCGTTGTGCGCGAGGTTGTGACAGCTGGCTCTCAGAAACTGTTCGCGCCCATTGTTGGCGAGAACGGCGAAGAGACGCCTGTGCTGCTCCGCGAGGACATCACCGAAGGATGCTATCTCACCAGCGATTTGCTCAACAAGGGCTGCGCTGTGCTTGAGACCAACAACGCGGACGGTATCGACGGCGAAGAGTACATTGCCATTGTTCATACGGACATCTGGCGCGAGCTGATGAGGGAGCCCGACTGGATCGACGCGGCGAAGTACCAGGGCGTCAAGGAAATTTTCAACGGCGAACGCGGCATGATTGGCAATCTCCGTTTTGTGGCGTCGAGTGAAGCCAAGATCATCGGGCCGGCGGAGATGCTGGGCATCCCAGGGTATACCCGCACGGAACTGAACGCTGCTACGGCAGGATCGTCCAAGGACATCTACCCGAAGAAGCCGTTTAGCGTGGCGGTGGCTGCCGAAGTCACGTCGCGCATCACTGCTGGCGCCGTGTACAAGATTTACGTGGATGAGAATGAGTACACGGTTGCCAGCGTGACGGGCGGCGACGTCGGCGTGTGCAAAATCACCATGACGGCCAACGTCGCGGCGGCTGCGGCAGGCTCTATGGTGTGCGGCACGGGCGCCGGCAAGGACGGCAGCGCGATCTACTGTACGATGCTGATCGGCAGCGGCGCTTATGGCGTGACGGAAATCGAGGGCCTGGGCCTGGAGCATATCGTGAAGCCCCTGGGCTCCGGCGGTACGTCTGACCCGCTCAATCAGAGGGCGACGATCGGCTGGAAGGCCACCGCTGCGGCTGTGCGCCTGGTCGAAGAGAACATGATCAGGCTCGAGCATACGTCGAAGTGGTTCAGGCTCCAGCGCAACAGCAACTAGAAAACCTTAGGACAAGGGGAGAGCAATATAGGGCATCTGCCCGCTCTCCCCTAATTAGAAAATTGTGGAGGTAAGTGAAAATGGCTGATGAAACTGTCAAGAAAACAGATAGGGAACCGGCAGAAAAGAAGCCGCCTAAGATTGATCCGCATGAAATGGTAAAAATAAGGCTGCATATGGACAAGCAGCACATGGCCCCGCTCCATGTTGTGGTCAACGATTATGCGGATGATATCCCGCGCGCCGTAGACGTTTATGTTCCGTACTATGTCGCAAAGCACATTGCAGAGATAGAGGCGCAGGACAACAGGACGCTTCTGCTCACCAGGTCGCTGAGCGACAGGTTTGAGCAAAAACTGCGCGAAATCGGCGGGATGTAAATGAGCACGATGGGGGCCGCGGCCCCCTTTGTTCCGTTAAGGAGGCAGTTATGACAGTTAAAAAAGCGATCGAGATGCTTGCCGGTGTAAAACCGCACGCTTTCCCGGATGAAGCGGTGGCTAAATGGCTGGCTGAGGTCGATCAAAAGCTGTTTATAGAGTGCATACGGACCCATGAAGGCGGAATAACCGAAATGCCGCAGACGTATGACCCCACAGATGACGCTGACACCGAACTGCTTATCCAGGCGCCGTATGACGATATATATTTGCATTACTGTGCCGCGATGATTGACTATTGGAACGGCGATTTTGGGCGGTACAATAACACGATCCTGGTATTTAATCAGCGTTATAATGAGTATGTCAATTATTATAATCGGACGAATCTATCGAAACAGCCAAAAAACTATGGTATTTGAGGTGTAGGATATGCCCGAACTTCCTTTCCTTTATGAACTGCCGGCGAGCAGCGAGATGATCACGCAGTTTGGTGGCTATAATCATAATCCAAGGATAGCTGATAATGAGTTTGACGATATGAGCAATATGTCGTCATCTTCATTTCCTATACTTTCGACGCGGAACAAACGCGGCGTGTTAACTGTTTTAAACAAGCCGAATGGTATTGCTGCAAAGTCGAATCTCTTTTGGGTGGAAGGCACACGGCTCTATTATAACGGCACGCTTGTCACGGGATTGACGCTTACCGATAGTCCCAAACAGATGGTGAGCATGGGCGCATACCTGCTGATTTGGCCGGACAAGGTGTATTTTAATACTGCGGATAGCACGTTTGGAAATCTTGAAGCTGAAATTACGATTGCCAAAAACGGCGACGTGGTATGCACGCTTGTTAAGCCGGACGGCAGCGCATATGGCACTCCAACCGTATCTGATACGGAGCCCGACGATCCGGCAAATGGTGATCTATGGATAGATACCAGGGAAGAAAAGCATGTCCTCAAGCAGTATTCCGAGGCGACCAGCGCGTGGGTACCGATACCGACAACCTACGTGAAGATTGCAGCGGAGAATATCGGCGCGCTGTTTGAACAGTACGACGGTGTGAAGATATCGGGGCTTGGGATTGAGGCGCTGAACGGAGATCACATATTGTACGGCGTGGGAAATGACTACATTATCGTGCAGGCGATCATCGACGAGATGCACGAACAGACGGGCGGCGTGAAAGTATCGCGTGAAGTGCCGGAT